ATCTCCAGTTGTTTAAGTATTTCGTTTCAGTGGGGTTATAATAACACCATCACTTATTTGTGCAACACTTATTTGTGATTATTTTTAATTTAATTTATCAGCAAGCTCTTCTAAGGCTCTTTGTGCTGGTGTTGTTATGTCGCTGCGTGTTAGTGGCAATCCGTCAATTAAGATGTAACCAAACTTGTTTTTAACAATCTCACCACAAAAAGATTTTTCATACTTCCTGATAAAATCATTAATAACTTCACTTTCATTCTGAACATAGCAACATGTTGCAGAATCTGAGTTTCCAACAATAAAGCAAAGCACTGAACCATCATCAAAGCAATCTTTTGTTATCTCTATATCACCAGCCAACACATCACGCTTAAATCTTTCTAAACGCTCAATGCCGCTTTTGCTTAGTTGGTATGTTTGACTCATCTCGTTAATCTCCATTAATTAAGTTGTGTTAAATATAAAGCCTTATTTTTAGTATTGCAAGTTTATTTTTAAGTTTTAATCTTGATAATCTAACTGGTATCCGTTTTTATTGTATTCACTCTGCATTGTGTCTCTGTATTCGTTATGCTGCTTTGTAGTGAATAAGCGTGTTACTGGTAATAATTCCATGTACCCGCATTGCTGCTCGTATGGCCAATCAAAAAAACCAAGCTTGTTAAGTGTCCAGGATATTTTATGGCCGTATTCAACGCTTTCTAGCAGTATCGGCAAGCCAAACATGCGTTTACACTGGCACTCGATAGTCTTTACGCTCTCCCCGTCTTTGTCTGCTATCTGCTTATACCAAACATGTATTTGTGCGTTAGCTGATAGAGTGCGCTTTTCACTCCATGGCTCTATCGTTACTTTAAGCGCCCCAGTGTGCTTGAATAGCTCTTGCATTAACTGAATTACAACTTGCGTATTAGTTCCTATAAACTTTATTGATTTAATTAGGCTCATTAGTATTTACTCTTTGATATGGCTTCCACAATATCAAGCGCTGGCAATTCATCAATAGCACCTTTCGAGTGCATCCGACTAACCATGCTTAACCATAAATCACGCTGCATACCAAACTCAGCGGTAAATCTATTACGCCAGTGCGTGACGTTAAGCAAGTTATTACTATGAACATCATGCAGGGCGAACGGCACAGGCAAAATAAAATAATGTCCGACATGTATTTTGTTCTGTTTGTAAGTCCTGCCGGCTACATGGTGACATTGTAAAGGTGAGCAGCTCCATTCGGCACCGTACAAATAACCAACCCCGTAATCGTTATGAAAGTCCATTACAGATTTCATAAACTCTTTTTCTTTAGTGTTAGGTAAAATACTCATTAAAACTTTCTCCTTTGCGGCTTTTCTTCTTTTGGCTTTTCTTTCCACTCCTCGCTTACTTGCTTAAATGAGCCGTTTTTAAATCCAAGAACGCTCGAACCTGTTTCACCATCACGAACTTTTGTTTTTAGTATTCTGGCTAAACCTCTGTTAATGGTATTTTCGTCATGCACTTCTTCACGATAAGGGAAAATAATAACGTCTGCGTCTTGCTCAATACTTCCTGAGTCGCGCAAGTCTGAATTTCTTGGCTCTCTGGCGGCCTTATCTGCTTCACGGTTCAACTGAGATAAAAGAAGTATTGGTGTTTTAAGCTCTTTAGCCAGTAACTTCATTAATCTCGTAGCTTCACCAACCGACAAATCGCGTCTACTTGCGTCTGGTAGCTGCATCAGGGTTAAATAATCAACAGTTATTAGTGCCAGGTCTGGATTGGCCTCTTTAAACTCTCTGCACTTTTTAACAAATATTGGAATTGATAATTTCGGATCATCGTCAATGAATAGGTTTGAAGATGATAACTTCTCAATAGCGCTACCAACTAAACCCCAATCAGTAGTTGATAAGTCATTATCTCCAAAGTCGATATTCTTTAACTTCTGCGTTGGTATGTTCGTGTACGCGCTTACCTGCCTTTCAAATAACTGACCACCGTCCATTTCCAAACTAAACATAAGCGCTTTATGGCCATTTCTTACAACTGTATCGTTAATATACAAAGCAAGTGCGGTTTTACCCATGCCTGGCTGGCCACCCAAAACAATTAGTGCTGTTTTATCTACCGCTAACTCAATACCCAAATCAAGCACGTTAGTTCCAGGGTTGCTCTGTCTTTGCTCAAGCACAGTAATATAGTTTTCAGCATAATCATAAAACGGCTTAGGTTTTGATGAAGAGCTTGGAGCTATCAATTGTGAAAGATCGCTTAGCTGTGCGCTTACATCATCACGATTAAATGGCCTACCTGAACCTATAACAGATGATAATTGTTTAAGTTTGTGGTTTGCTATGTTGTCATTGTGAACACTTACAATCTGCATTGCAGTGCGCAATGGAGACTCTGTTGGTACTGTGTTTCTACCAAGCTCAATAAGGAATGAAAATTCAACATCACTAGAAACCATTCCCTCAACTGCTTGCGAGCTAACAACACTGTTAAAATTATCAAGATCTTTAATGGCCGTTAAAATTACTCTTTGCTGCCTATCTTCAATCATTTCTTCTTTAATCATTGCTAACGCGTCACGCATTTCAGGACTAACCCCGCTAATCATTGCGCGAGCCAGTAAGCTACTAACATTCTCAAAAATCATCGTTGTATCTCTCCTGGTTTAAATATGTTGTTGGATGAAGTCTATCAAAGCCTATAAATCTATCATCGCCTTTTGCTAATCCATCAAGCCTAAAAGCAACATCAGAAACAATATGGTTTGTTAACTCGGTCACGATATTGTCATCCATCTTTTTAGTTATAGATTGCCATTTTTTGAAAGCTGCTTTTCTGGCTGTCTTTGTTGGGTAAGATTTCCACCAATAATTAAATGATGATTCAATCAATTCATCCCGAGCAATCTTTGATTGATCAATGTGTTTATTCTTATCTAATCTAATCTTATCTTGCATGGGTTTTTCTGATTGAGTCATGATTGAGTCATGACTTTTAAGGTTCTCAATAATAGCTCTCATTTCTGGGTTGCTTGTCATTGACTTATCCAACCTCCTTGCAAGCTTCAAGCAAGTTATAGTACCTTTACTATCCTCAAATAAACCAAGCTCAACAAAATAACGCATCATTTCTTCAACTTTCTGCGCTGTACTACCTACGTTTCTGGCTATAATTCTAGCGTCATGCTCAAGCTCAAACGTTATATTGTCTTTATCAACCTTACCAGCTATAAGCTCTATGCAGTACCAGTAAAGTCCGTAACCTTCAAGCCCATAATCAAGCAATACATTTTGCAGCTTTGCGTCTTGGTTTGCGTCTGAGTCGTGTTTTATCCACTTCATATCATGGTCTCCTTTGTTAAAACTCCACCAATAAAAAGAAACCTCTTAACAACATCAGCCTCAAAATTTAATTGATCATCAAGGCATGTATTAAATATCTCGCTAAGCATTCCAGCTCCAGAATTTAATATTTCACATCTTACTTTGTGCTCATCTGAGTAAATATCAAAACTCTTAAATGACGCTATCACCCTAAAATTATATCCGTACTCCTTTTTTTCTATATTAACCCTTTTACACCTTTTTTCTGGAGTTAGCGTTGTGCATCCAAACTTATATGTTTTCCCTTGATAGTCGTTATCATCCTTTAATAAATAAACATAACCTTGCTTTGGCTTTCTTTTTCGTGACATAATTACCTCGTACTCATCTGATTAACCCGTTCGCGCGGGTTTTTTATTTTGCTTCTTTAGATGATTTAATTCCAAGCTTGCAAAGGCTTACAACAGCAAGGGTAAAATTACCCTCAAAGTGTTCATTTGCATAATCTTGAATATCTCTTACTAACTGCATTCTCTTAAAGTTTATTAGCTTCTTCATGGTAACTCCCGATTGTTAATGTATATGTATTATATATATTGTAAATATATAAGTCAATTCTTAATGTAGACTTTCCTATATTTAAAATGTAATTTTTAGTGTTAATTACCTAAATAAAATAAAACCGCAATTAAGCGGCTTTGTTTTTCCAGGTTACGTGTATCTGCTTTTTTATGGTTATTGTAATTAAAAGGCCATAACTACCTTCATGGGTGTAAGTTGGTATTTTGTTCTTTTTACGTATAGCTGCAAAAGTACGAATTGCGCATCTTATATCTTCCCAGTCGAACGGGCTTATTTCGTTTGTGTTTCCGTTTATAACTGTATTCATTTGTTAACTCCTTATATAAAGTATGTGTAAATATAAATGCTAAATAACAATAGGTCAATATTAAAAACGTATTAGAAAAATATTAAATAAAGTGTTGACATATTTTCTATGTGCTCCATAATTAGCAGCAACAAAACGAAATAGGAATAACCATGAGCGACACAAAAAACAAACCAAAGTTAACAAGAATAAACTGCGATTTACCGCCGCATGTGCATGATTTCCTTGCTTCATTGCATGGTACTAAAAAGTACAACGCTGAGGCGATATTAATGGCAGCGGCACGGAAAAACGGCTTTAAGGCCAAATAAAACTTAATTGATGGAGATTGAGATGAGTAATGATAATTTATCTATTTGGAAGCAGGTAGAAAAAACAGACTTTACCCACACTAAAAAAGTAAATCAGCGCGGAGGTTATACGGCTGTTAGCCCTCAATACCAACTAAAAGAAGCCACAAAGGTTTTTGGTTCTTATGGTAGAGGCTTTGGTTTGAGTGAGTCTGATTTTGATATGGCTTTGTTTGAGTCGCTTGGTGTTGTAGTGCATAAAGCTAAATTCTTTTATGTAGTAGATGGTGAGCGCTCAGAGTTTCCTATCTCTAATGCA